GCCATTAAGAGATTGTATTACCTGATTAGCCAAATTAAAAGTGTCATCCATATCTTTAGCAAATACGGACACTTGGAATATTGGCCGATCAATACCTTTGTTATTTTGTTGTTGGCCTGTGTAAACGGGCTGATGAACATTGCGTAAGTTCCAAGTCAAAAACCCCGCAGGTTCTTTTGCCCAATTCCTATTAAAGTTAGCGTACACAGGCCGAGGCGTGACAATGCTTGCCAATTGATATTGGATGCACTGCGCATAAACCGAAGGGTTTTGTTGTGTACTCATACTGGTGTTGTCAAATCATGGTACTTTTTACCTTTGGACAAATTTTCAAATGCCCATAAAGGTTGAAGATTTGTGTAATGATTCAAAGAGATTATTTCATCCTCATTAGATGCCAATGATACGGGTTTTTTATGATCTATGTGCCATAAACCATGATTATCCCAAGTCATGCCTTCTTTAAACTGCATTTCCATGTAAAAAGCAAAAAACTCATAATCACAACCAAGAATTTGATGTGTCTTGCTTTTCTTTGTATAAGTCCTTTGCTTAAGTGTTGAATTTATCAACGACCTAATCTTTGATGCAGCCCCATAAATCTCATTGGTCTTTTTAAATTGCACCACATATTTTTTTATCTTGTCACTATTTTTTTTGTAATACTCCCTGTCCATTTGACGTTTTAATTCTCTATTGTTTGCAGTCCATTTTTTAAGACGTTCTCGGTCTTTCTCTCTGCCGCCATTCAAACGTATATTTTTCTCATGGGCACTTTTGCATTGTTTGCATTTTGAATGATGACCATCCTTCTTGGATTTGTCTTTAGCAAAAAGAGACAAATCTTTAAGTTCTTGGCAGGTACAACAGTTTTTTTGCAATGAATACATAGTTAAACAGGTGTGTCTGGGTCTGCGCGATAACACAAGAATGTTACCTTCATTCGATCATTTGATTCTCGAATGTCTGTGATTCGCCAATCAAACCCACGCCATTTAATAGCGTATAAGTTTTGATTGTCAACAATATGACGAACGTTAGGTGTGTAGTTGACAGTGATATTTACAAGGTCTTGATACACACGGTAACGCTCAGATATACGCAAGCTGTTAGCAACGTCAGCCACACGCCCACGGGTTTCAAACCAAGGGGTTAACGTGGTCGTGTACTGACCATAAGCATCAGTACCATTAACCACGTTATTAAATGTGAAGTTTTCGTATCTTGCGATTGCCATCACATCACCAAAGGTTTGTAAGGTCGCAGCAACGCTTCAACGCCAAACGGAATGTTCTTTAATTGAGCTTCTGTTGTGTTTGAACGGTTGTTATACAAATGCGTCAACAACAACAAACCAGCTTGTTTAATCACAGGATAACTAGCCAAAGGACTATTATTTTGCGTATAAACAACAGAGATTGGGTTAGCAACTGTCTGATTCAGTGTGTTTGGAATCGTATTCAAAATGACACGGTTGCCCGTTGGGTCATACGAATACTGACTGCAAGGGATGATCTCAGGAACAACGTTTGAGTTTGCGTAGAATTGCACCGAATTGATTGTCACGCCAGCTTTGTTGTAGCTAGGGCCAGACACTTCAGGCAAATCCAAAAACACAGCGGTGTTATACAAACCAAAGTTTGGATAGTAAACAATCCATTGCGTTGCAAAGATAGCCAAGCCCAAGAAATCTTCAATTGCCATGCGCGTAGCAAGTTCAAGAGAAGACAAATATGTGTCTTGGCTTTGATCGTCAAACAAGTTTAGCTGTTGCGTAATCTCATCTAGCGTAAGCCATTGCGTAGATACGTCACGATTGATTTGTTCAAACTTGGCGTAGTTATACGGATTCCGCTGATCGGAATAAAAAGGCGCGAGCGTTTGATTCTCAACAGCCATGATTTACCCTTTAGGCAGCAGAAGCACGAACACCCGCAAATGGGTCACGTACAGAACTAGCAACACGGCGTTCAGCATACATCGTCACAAAACCGGGAGCTGTCTGTTCAAACATTTGAACGGTCATTTCCTCAGTATCAGCAATGGTCAAGAAGCGGTCCCAGTTTGCCAAGTAGATTGGGAAATCACTAGACAAATATGAGTTAGGGATAACAGGCCAACCAAAGATTGAACCAACCGCGCCACCTTCGCCGGGTTCACCCAACTCCAAGAACAATGGCAAACCTTGACTATCTTTCAATTGACGTAAGGTTTGAATCATCGCAGGAGCCATGTGCCAAGCCGTTGTAGGCAATGCCCAATATTGGGCTGGCAATGCGTTAGCAATGTTTGTGATCTTGTTGTAGGTTGGAGTAGTGCCACCCAAAGACACAGTAGCAATTGTGTGAATTCCATCAGTCATTGCAGAACCGCTTGTGCCATAAGCAGAAGTAGAACCACTAACATAAGAATCCAAACCACGCAAACCGTATTCAGCGCCAGTTGTTGTAGTTGTAGAACCGCTTTGGTCATCGTTGACCGCCATCGATGCGCCCTCTTGTTCGCTGAATTCCAACGCCAAGTCTGTTAACAACGAATTTTGTAAACCGTTAATATCATCCAAAGCGGCAATACGAACAGGCAAAGTTGCGTTAATAATGCGTGTTGGCAAAATCCAAAACGATGTAGCTGTATCTGGTGAACCAGAATCAGGCGTTGCATTTGGGTCCCAAGGATTTGCGCTTGTAGCATTACCTGTTTTGGCAACAAATTGAACAGCAGAACTGTTTGCAGTTTTGATATTACGCGAACCCATACGAAAAGGGTTTGCATAACGCAGAGCAGCAAAAGCATCATCAAAATAAGTGCGACCACCAATATCCAAACCAGAGCCAGTAAGATCAGAGGCTTCGTTCAGATTGATTGTTACTTTGCCGCCCTCAGTAATGGCTTTTTTAATGCCCTCTAGGATTTTTTGGTTTGCACTCATTTAGATAATTCCTTTAAAAACAAAAAGAGGGAGGCCGAAGCCTCCCGCTTTAATTACGCGCCTGTGGCGGTAGAGCGATAACGGATGATCGAGAAGGGATCGACCACGCTTGAGCAAAGGCGTTTTTCACCAAAGAAAGTGATAAAGCCGGGAGCTGTTTGCTCATAGCGGCGCAAGACCATGCTCAAACGATCAACGATTGTATGACCGCGAGAGAAGTCACCAAAGTACATTGGGTACAAGCTAGTTGTGCCAGCAGAACCACCAGCAGACACAGGGCTATTCAAGTAATTGTTAACAACCACATCAAAGCCCAACAGCTTGCCAACGATACCGTCAGAAACCAATGGAGACATGCGCTCAAACACAGGAGTGCCATTGTCATCAACCAAGCCACGGATACCAGCCAACATCAGAGGACTGATGATGAACTTGTTACCAGTAGACCAGTATTGTTGTGGCAGCGAGTGGATGAAATTAATCAGGTCAATAAACTTGACGTTGTTGGCAGAGCCAAAACCGTTAGTAGTTGTCTGATCGTATGTGGCAATGCTATGCAAACCAGCGGTAGCGCCAGTGCCAGAAGTGCCAAAAGCAGCGGTGCTGATAGTGCCACCTGTGTAAGTGCCATTAGCGCCGGGGTATTGATTCAAACCGCGCAAACCGTTTGTAGCACCATAGGCAGTAGTGGTAGAGCCGCTTTGATCGTTGTTCAAGATCATTGACAAGCCTTCTTGTTGGCTAAATTCAGCCAGCATGTCGTCAACCACGTTTGCTTCCAAACCATCAATGTCGTCCAAAGCCGCAGTACGGATTGGGAATTGAACGTTAATGTCTTGCAAGTTCAATTGCCAAATGTTTGTGCTTTCAGTAGTAGCCGAACCGTTGTTCTGAATTGCATAACCCCATGCTGCACCAGCGTTGCCAGTCTTAGCGCGGAATTGATAGGTAGAACCATCAGTTGCCACGTTGCGAGAAACACCGCGCATTGGGTTGAGCAAACGCAAAGCGTGGAACACAGGGTCATAAGCGGTACGACCACCAACACCAGCGCCAGAACCTGTCAAAGCCGAGGCTTCTTT